ATGTTGCTTGTAAATAAGGAACATCTTGAAGATGAGGTACTCAAGTCGATTCAGAAGAAAGCGGAGTCGATTATGCCGAAAGATGCCAAGGTTATCCTTTTCGGGTCAAGGGCTAGAAGGGATGCTAAAGCAGATTCCGACTGGGACATCCTTGTGCTTCTGAACAAGGATAAGATAGATGAGCAGGATCATGATAATTACACCTATCCTCTTTGGGAATTGGGATGGCAAATCAATCAGATGATTCACCCGATAGTGTATTCGATGAAGGATTGGAACAGCAAAAAGGGCAGTCCTTTTTATAATAACGTGGAAGAGGAAGTCTATTTTTCCCAGCATCAAAGAACCCCTTTAAACACGTCCTTTTTATAATAACGTGGAAGAGGAAGGGGTGATGCTACTGCAAAACAGCGGCACGCCCTGAAAGGGCAGAAGCTCCTAGCCCAGGGCAACACCCTGGGTATTAAGACGTTGTCCCCCTGCGCCCTGTAAGGGCAAAAGCCTTGAATATATGCTGCTTTATAACTGATTTTATTGGGATTTGCAAGAAACTTTCCGATTTTCTTGCAAATCCCAATTCTTTTTCGTACTTTTGCAATCGTCTTGCCGTGGATGGTTGGCGATGAGTCGCTGGCTAGGTAAAAATCCATGGCTTGGCCTATCATAATTAAGAAAGACGTGTACTACGTTTTCTTCTGGTCTATTGAAACCTAGGAAATTTCAAATTGATATTCAGATGAAGACAGCGGTAGGCGCCTTCGCTTACGTGTATATACACAGGCATAGGTGTGCCCTTTCCATTCTATGGGAAGAGTGCATCCTATGCTATCATCTATATGCAAGTTTGGCGTAGGTTTCTGTTGCTTCTTACCCTTAATATCAAAGGTTTTCCTAGGACCTCAATAGGCAAGGGTAATGTGAGTGATAGATTCCCTACGCCATTTCTGTTTTGGTAGCAACCATACAAACTAACAAGAATGTTTCTGCTTGGGGGAATGGCGGAAGTGCCAATAGCCTAAGGAGATACAGACAGATGAGCACTAAGTTTTTTAATAATACTCCAGATAATTCCCTGTTCGAGAAGTTCAAGGGAATAGCCCACAACATGCTTGATTTTCATACCTTTCAGGCAGTAGTAGGATATTTCCGAAGTTCGGGCTATTTCAAACTTCGTGAGGAATTTGAACACGTCAAAAAGATACAGATATTGGTAGGTATCAATATCGACAACATATTCCGTAAGCAATCCAAACTCTTTTTCGGACAGATTGATGAACAAGCCGTCATCGATGCCTATTCTCACGATTTCGTTGAAGAAGTGAAGAACGCAGGCTATGATGAGCAGACGGAAAGAGGTATCCTCCAGTTTTGCCAGGACATCATCGACAAAAAACTGAAGATGCGTATCCATCGCAGCAAGAACCTCCATGCCAAATTCTATCTTCTTCTCTTTATATAAATATTACTTTTGTAATATATTGATAATCAAATAATTATCTTTGCTTAATTTTTGTTTGCTGAAAATTTGCAGCAGTCTATTTATATCAGCACGCCCAGACAATAACCGAGCGTGCCGAATATAGATAGCTTATTTCAATTGTTTTTTACCTTTGCTGATTACGATACCTTTAGCGTTTTCACCCACTTCAATGCCATTTAGGTTGTATCTTTTTGTATCGGCTTTAGAAGTGTCCACGGAAACGTTTTCTATACCGTCAGTGTCAGACTTACGTAACTCGATCCATCCCTTTTCATCGTAGGTAGAAAGATGCAACAAGCCATTATCAAACATCGTAACCACGAAATTAACAACGCTTTCGCTATTCCATGGAAGCAAATGCAAAATGTATTTCCCTGTTTGTGAACAACTCAACCAATAGCCCTTAAACATCCAATCATTATTAGGAAAATAGAAACGTGTATAATTGCCGTCCTTTAGTTCCAGATACTTAGGTGTGTTACCTAAACGATACTCAAACGGAAAATTGGAGAAAGAGCCACCAAAGCCGTAAACGTCCCATTTGCCCTGTATCTCTATTTCATCCAAATTGTTGATTTGCGCATTTGCGCTCATTGCAAGCATAAGCAGCAATGTAATTAATACCTTTTTCATACCTTATTATATTCTTAATAGTCCTACAACTTTATAAATACCGAACACATCGGCTTTGCAAACCTCAAAGTCTGGATATTCAGGATTGAATGAAACACACTTAAAGTTATCACCATTATCATACAAGCGTTTAAGTACAGCACCGTCCCGAGTATCAAGAACATAGGTTTTACCCCATTCTATAACATCACAAACCTTTCTTATTGCTATTTCGTCGCCGCCCTCAAATTTAGGCTCCATTGAATCACCCTTAACAATCATTGTGCAGTCGTATGGTGGGAAAGCCTTAATAATCGGCATTTGTTCACAATCACTTGATTTTATACTATCACTAAAGCCTGTAAGAAGTCCGGCAACAACCGCCATGGGAATACGTGGGCGTGTCTCGTTGTTTTGCTCCAGTTCAGGCACGCTTTCACGTGCATACACATCCCCCACACCATCCATAAGCCATTTGAGGTTTATGTTATAAGCATGAGCAATCTTTTTTAGGGTATCAACCGTTATGGTTTGTTGCCCCTTTAGCATCTTACTAAACCCTGATGGGTCTATACCAGCCCCCTTTGCAAAGGTGGTTGGTTTGGTTAGTGCATCATATTCGATGTAATCACTAAGTCGTTTGATAAGGTCTTTTTGTTCCATTTTGTGCAAATTTCCTTTAATTTCCATTAAATACCATTAATTACAAACGAAAATAATTGGTAATTCTTGGAAATTCCAATTATTACCAATATCTTTGCACTCGAAATAAGTAAGTAACTAACCTTACGAGTACAAGAAAGGCTGTCGGACATTTTGCCCAACATACCATAAACCCAACTGCAAATATACGGCAGTTTTTCTTTTTCTCCAAAGGTATAAGTAACTAAGTAAGTAATTTTAATAAAATTTATACTTTTATGGCAGACGAAACAGGAAAAGCAATCAAATTGACACGTGACGATTTGCGGTCAATTGACGTAGGAAAGACGAAAACGTTTTACCTACCTGATGCGAAAGCGTGCGACAACGGCAAGGCTTTAACGTATCAGTTTCAAAATTTGATGGGCTGCAAGTTCAGCGTTAAAACGGACTATACAGCCAACACACTAACCATCACACGTAACGCTATATGATTATCACCAAACCCGAAGTAGAGCCAGATGGTTTGTATAACCAAGGGCAAGCAGCCAAAGCGTTGCACGTGGATCGGCACACCGTCGCCCGGTACGCTAACGATGGGCTTATTAAGTTCAGAGTTAGAAAAGCTGGAAAAGGCTTAATCACTACGGGGGCGGAAATAATCAAGTGTTGGAAATCAATGTATCTTTAAAAATTAAGCCGTATGAAAAAAGTAATGGAGAATTGGCGTTATTGGCTAATGATGGCTATTGCCTTTATCGCTTTTTTTAATCTGATTGGGATGCCACACAATGATAACCCCAACTATTGGGAGTTAGTGATCTATTCCAAGTTTACAGCCGTAGCACTCGCATATATCGACATACGTTTGTACGTATGGTTTGCGAAACACAGAAAGATAGATGAGCTATTGGAGTACATCAACGAAGATAAGTAACATCGTTAAACATATACAAAGATGAAAACAGATTTTAGTATTAACGTACAGGTCAATTTGGGTGTAACACCCGAAATCGTGGCTTTGGTAAATGCCATTTTGAGCCACCGACCAACAGTTGCGCCGACCGCCGAGGAAGCACTCAACGGAAACGGACAAGTAGATAACAAGCCAGAGGACACCGCCCCGGCACAGCCTCAACAGCCTACTAACAAGCGAGGCAGAAAGAAGAAAGAGGACGCAGCCGCCGACAAGCCGGAGCCTACCAAGGAGCCAGCCGGAGACGAACAGCAGGAGGCAGCAGCCAACGAAGCCGATGCCAACGGTGAGCAGGTTGCCGAGCAGGAAAAAGCCAAAGCCGAGGAAGCCGCCCCACAGAATGAGGGCCAGGCCAAAGCCCAGGCAGAGGCAGAGCAGAAGCCATTAACCGCCGAAGACGTTAGGGCGGCTATGCACGTAACACGTCAGCGTATCGAGGGCGAAGACTACAAGGAGAACACCAACGGCGAGGCATACAAGAAGTATCACAAGCCATTAACGGCACAGTTCAAGAACATAGCCGCTTTGTTAGGTGCTGAAAAACCGAGTGCTTTGCCACCTGATAAGATTGCAGATTTCATTGAGCAGTGCAACGGTTTACAGATAATGGAAGACGGCACGATCGGTTCAAATTGCCCATTTTAATAACAACATTTAAGCATATACAATTATGGCAGGTAAACACGCTTTATTATCACCAAGTGCGGCACATCGTTGGATGAATTGTACCGCCGCCCCACTTCTGGAAAAAGACGTGGAGGATAAGGGCAGCACCTTTGCAGAGGAGGGAACGTTAGCCCACGCCTATTGCGCCAAGAAACTGAAAGAGTTTTTGGGTTTGTCTGTGGATGAGGAAAAAGCCGAGATAGCGCAGTTAGACGAGCAGTACCACAGTGGCGAAATGGACGAGTACACCGATACGTACAAGACTATCGTACTGGAAAAGTTCAACGCCGCCCGAGCTAAGACCAGGGACGCACAATTATTGGTTGAGGTCAAGTTAGATTTTAGTCACTATGTGCCTGATGCTTTCGGCACGTCGGATGCTATCATTATCGCCGATGGTGTGATGGAGGTTATCGACTTTAAGTATGGCAAGGGTGTAAAGGTGTCAGCCGTGGAAAATCCACAAATGACGATTTACGCTTTGGGCGCATGGGACTTATTTAATTTTGAGTACGACATACGTAAGGTACGCATGACTATCGTACAACCACGTATTGATAATCTTTCGGAGTTCGAGTTAGATGCCGCCGACCTCATTAATTGGGCAGTCGATGAGCTGCAACCAAAAGCCAACGAAGCCTATGCCGGAGGTAAGCAAAAGCCGGGCAATTGGTGTCAGTTCTGCAAGGTTAAAGCAAACTGCAAAGCCCTATCGTCTATGTGTATCGAGGCACAGCAAGCCAACCCAGACCCACGTAAGATTAGCAAGGAAGTAATGGAAAGCACTATACTACCTTTGCTTTCGACGTTCAAAACGTGGCTAACTGGAGTTGAGGAGTACAGTTTGGAACAGGCATTAAGTGGCGTACAGTATCAAGGTTTCAAAATCGTTGAGGGGCGCAGTATCAGAAAGATAACAAACCCAACCGCCGTGATGGAACTTTTAGGCAAAGAGGGCTTTGCAAAAGAAGCCTACATTAAGCCTACCGAGCTACGAAGTATTACCGATTTGGAGAAGCTCATTGGTAAGAAACGCTTTGGTGCAATTTGCGCCGAGTACATCAACAAGCCACAAGGCAAACCAACGTTAGTGCCCGAATCAGATAAACGCCCGGCGTTTAATCAGGCCGCAGACGATTTTAAAGACATTTAAGTTTAACATTTTAAATTCATACAATTATGATAGACCCTAAAGTAGTTAATGACACTAAGGTAATTTTTGGCCCATGCCGCCTTAGTTACACCCACGTATTTGAGAAGTACACCCCAGAAGATGGCGGAGAAGGCAAGTATATGACTAACGTTTTGATTCCGAAGTCTGAAAAGAAGACTATCGAGGCCATCAAAAAGGCGATTGAGGCAGCTAAGAAAGCCGCTATCGTAGCAAAGTGGGGAGGCAAAGAGCCTAAAAAACTTGATATGGCTTTGCGTGACGGTGACGAAAAGGACGATGAGGTTTACGAAGACCACTACTATGTGAACGCCAAGAGCAACACACGCCCAGGCGTAGTTGATCGAAAGAAAGTGCCTATTGTGGACGAAGAAGAAGTTTACAGCGGCGTTTGGGCGATTGTGTCGGTAACTTTCTACGGCTACGACGTGAGCGGCAACAAGGGCGTAGCGTGCGGCCTCAACAACATTATGAAGTTCAAGGACGACGACCATTTTGGCGGCAGAGTATCAGCCGAAAGCGACTTTGGCGATTTGGACGGCATCGACGACGAGGACGACGACGATTTGTAAAGTGCTTTTTTCTCTACGATAAAATGTTAATGTAGTAGCCCCCGGCGGTGGAAAGAGGAAGCCGCCGAGGTAATCAAACAACAAAGCGTATGAAAGAATTAGGCATAGACATCGAAACATATAGTAGCAACGACCTAACCGAGTGTGGCGTTTACAAGTACGTGGAAGCCGAAGACTTTACCATATTGCTTTTTGGGTATAGCGTGGACGGTGGTCCGGCGAAATGTGTGGACTTTGCAAGCGGCGAAACTTTGCCGCCGGACATCAAAGCAGCATTAACCGACCCCGAGGTAATAAAGACCGCTTTCAATGCAGCTTTTGAGCGTATTTGTATCGGCGTGTATTTAGGCATCAAAGGGCGATTAGACCCGAGACAATGGCGATGTACGATGGTAAGAGCCGCCAGAATGGGTTTGCCGCTTTCGTTGGCTCAATGTGGTGAGGTGCTTAAACTGGAAGACAGAAAGATGACAGAGGGTAAAGCCCTGATAAGATACTTTAGTGTTCCGAACAAGCAAACCAAACAGGGCATAACAAAGATGATCCGGCACAAGCCGAGCGATGCGCCCGACAAATGGGCAACGTTCAAAGCCTACAATATCCGAGACGTGGACGTAGAGCAAGCCATCTTAAAAAAGGTCAGGAGATTGGAAGCACCAGAGTTTGACGAAGATTTGTACACAGCCGATCAGCACATTAACGACCGTGGCGTGATGATAGACCAAGTATTGGTAAACAATGCCGCCCGATTTGATGAGCTATACAAAGATGAGCTATTTGCAGAAGCCCGAAAACTTACAGGCATGAGTAACCCCAATAGCCCCGGACAGATTAAACAATACATATCCGAGAACACCGGGTTTACTATTGATAGCCTCAACAAAAAGAATTTGGACGACTACGAGGTACAGTTTAAGTATTGGCCCAAGGTGCAGAAAGTTTTGGCTTTGCGTAGAGAAATGGGTAAGACTTCTAATAAGAAGTACACAACTATGCAAAAATGTGTCTGCAAGGATAGCCGAGTACATGGTTTGTTGCAGTTTTGCGGTGCAGCACGTACAGGCAGATGGGCAGGGCGTTTGGTGCAGTTGCAAAACCTACCACAAAACCATCTGGAAAGTCTGGATGATGCACGCTATTTGGTAAAGCAGGGTGATTTGGAAGAGTTTGAAATGAACTACGGAAACGTTACCCAAGTACTTAGCGAGTTGATACGTACCGCTTTCATAGCCAAGCCCGGTTGCACGTTCCACGTATGCGACTTTTCAGCGATCGAGGCACGTGTGATAGCATGGATAGCCGGGGAAACATGGGTATTGGACGCTTTCAGAGCCGGGCACGACATCTATTGTGAGACTGCAAGCAAAATGTTTGGTGTGCCAGTGCAAAAGCACGGCCCCAACGGAGATTTAAGACCAAAAGGCAAAGTAGCCGTTTTGGGTTTGGGCTACAATGGCGGTGTATCGGCATTGGAAGCGATGGGCGGTAAGAAGTTGGGATTAACAGAATCCGAGGAAAAAGACATCGTAAACAAGTGGCGAGACAGTAACCCACATATCGTTAAGTTATGGCGTACCGTTGAAAAGGCAGCTATCACAGCCATTAAGACAGGGCGAAGCATAACAATACAACAAGGTATCGTAATCGGTTATCGTTGGGGTATGTTACTAATTACCCTACCAAGTGGCAGGACTATTTGTTACCCACGCACGGAGGTTGGAATCGAGACAAACGACGGTTGGCGAGGCGACCACGAAATTATCGAGTATGAGGGTTTGAACCAAAAAACGAAGAAGTGGGGAAAATTGAGAACCTACGGCGGTAAGCTAACCGAGAACATCGTACAGGCTACGGCACGTGACATATTAGGTTGTGTGATACTTAGAGCCGAGCAGCGAGGGTTAAACGTAGTTTTCCATATACACGATGAGATCATCGTTGAGGCTACGAAAGGCCAGACGTTACCGATGGTTGAGGCTTTGTTTAGCGAGCCTATACCGTGGTGCAAAGATTTGCCGCTCAAAGGTGCAGGGTACACCACCCCATATTATCTAAAAGATTAAACAATAAAGCAATATGGCAAAAAGCAAAACAATAGACATCAAAGTAGAATGGCATAAGGCGACCGAGGCCCCTAAAAAGAATGTGCCAATATATTTACTTTTCAAGGTTGGCAAACGAAAATATCCGCTTTGCAGATTAATGACGTTTCACCATAGTAACGTCGTTCCGGCTGAATGTGATTTCGGCAAAGCCGAAACCCAGGAGCCACAGTTACCTATCATGTGGGCGTATGCAAGCCAAATCGAGCAGCTTATTACTGATGAGATAGTGGCAGATGCGAAATTTGCAGCGTGGGCGTGGTACAAAGAAGATTAGTTAAACAATTAAAGCATATACAAAAATGGAGATACAGAAATATAATTGTTTATCGGATAAAGAACAATTCCGTTTTGATTTATTGCAATGGTGTGGAAGTACCAAAGATGCAATAGAGGCAGAAGAATTTATCACCGGCAAATTCCGTTTAACAAAAGAACAAGCCGATATGTTACGTTTCAGAAACGCCGAGGAAATGAAAGCGTTTAGAGAGTGGGAAAAAACCAAACAGGCGCAGTTACCAAAATCTGGCAATATGGAAGACGGCATCTATTTGGTACACGCCGACGGCAAAGCAACTTTGTTTGAACTGGAGTACACCAAAGAGGACAACATGGATAGCGAGGTAGTAGCTATCGGTTTGAAGATGGGTAGCTTTGGCATTAAAATAGCTTTGCACGATGAAGCTAACGGCGATGGCATTACACTAACAACAAAGGCAAATGGTAACGAGGAGAACGACCAAGCCTACTATACAGACAACTACGACGATGCAGTAGCAGATATGGACGGAGCAAGAAACACCAACCATTTGCGTAATATCCTGAATCCACAGATAAAGTTAGCCGATGATTGGTACATACCATCTTTAGGCGAGTTGTACCGTATCTTTATCAACAAAAAGGCTATCAATGCAGCTTTGGAGTTTGCCAAGGGCGATGAACTGCAAGACCGTTGGTATTGGACTTCTACCGAGGGCAGTGCTACCTACGCATGGGGTCTGTACCTCAGCGTCGGTAGTACGAGCGGTTGGAGCGCTAAGGCCAGCGGCACGTACAGAGTTAGGGCAGTGTCAGCATTTATTTTTTAGCCCTTAATATTTTAGTTTTTAATCTTTAGCACGGCGAAAGCCGTGCCATTATTCACCAATACCGCCAATTATGAAAAAGATGTACTGCAAAACGTGCCTATCATACGATCCTGATGAAGGCAAACCCGGTTATGGAGTTTGTAAGCTATCGGAGTGTGAAGTTTGCGAGCAGTGCCCCGGTTGCATAGATTGGCGGTATTTTAAGATTTGGTACTTATAATATGGTTATTCTTTCTTTATTCGACGGCATGAGTTGCGGACAAATTGCATTAAGGGAATTGGGCGTAACGATTGATAAATACTATGCAAGCGAAATAGATAAGTTTGCAATCCAAAACACGATGGCGAATTTTCCCGACACCGTGCAGTTAGGCGATGTTAGACAAGTGGACGCTAAGAGTTTGGGCAAAATTGATTTGCTAATAGGTGGCAGTCCATGCCAGTGTTTTAGTTTTGCCGGAAAACGTGCAGGAATGAGTACCAAAAGCAAAGAACAAATCGAGACCTTAACAAGGTATCTGGAATTAAAACAACAGGGCTTTGAGTTTGAGGGACAAAGTTACTTATTTTGGGAGTACGTCAGAATACTTAATGAGCTACGAGAGGCAAACCCGAACATCTTATTTATGCTTGAAAATGTTGAAATGGGCAAGCGATTGGAGGCGGTTATTAATGAGGCTTTGGGTATCGTAGGCGTTCATATAAATAGTGCTTTGGTATCAGCACAAGTTAGAAAACGTATCTATTGGACTAACATCAAATTGGCGCAGTGTGATTTATTCGGTTTGCCTCATAGCGCAATACCACAGCCGACAGACCGACGCATATTTATAAAAGACATCTTACAGGATGAAGTCGATAAAAAATATTTCCTTAGTCCTGAATATGTAGAAAAGTTATTAGCATACAACAAACGTCAGGAGGAACACGGCAACGGCTTTAAGGCTATTTTCCATAAGGAAACAGACAAAATGTGTACATTGACAGTGGGGGGGCGTAGTGTGAAAGACTTAATTTGTGTAGCCCAAAGGGGCAGATCATACCGAGGCGAGCCACAACACTTTGAGGAAAGCCCGAACCCCGGTAAGACCAACTGTTTAACGACAGTGGCAAAAGATAATTTGATAATGCAACGACCACGTGGCAAAAACAAAGGTGCTATCAATACCGAAAAGTCGCCTACGTTATCCGCTAATTCGTGGCAACAAAATAATTTATTAGTGAGCAAGCCAAAAGACGGAATCAAGCAGATAAACCCGAGCCGTGAAAGTGGAGGCACACAGCCATACCAACAAAACCGAGTTTATGCAGCTGATGGCAAAAGCCCGGCTTTGATGAACGGACACGGAGGGCAGACGATTAACGCCTTAGTGGGGGGGCTGCAAGTCAGACGATTAACGCCGACAGAGTGCGCCCGACTGCAAACTATACCAGAGTGGTATAAATGGGAAGTATCAGAAACACAACAATACCGTATGTTGGGCAATGGTTGGACGGTAGAGGTTATAAAGCATATACTTTCGTTTTTACCCGATCATCTTAAAAAGTAAAACAATATGGCAAAAGATTTCAAATACATAAGGTTTATGGTATTTAAGGCAAGCAACATTAAATACCTATTCGAGCAGTTGGACGATGAGCCACGACCATTTGAGTTAGTGGTACACCCACCAATAGGCAAAACAGGTATGCGCCCGGTTACTATCAAGGCAAGCACCGAGGAAGATGCTAAGTACTTTAAAGGTATCTTAGATAAGTTATCGTATGAATCTTTAGAAAGATTGACACATGGTACAGATAAAGTTAAACAATGATTTCCCAATCGACATAGCAACAGCCCATAGCCGTATGGCAAAGAAGTGGAAGAACAAAGCGACCACATGGGCGAAGTTGGTAGAGCGATGCAGCGAAACGAAGCGAACAACGGAAAGCGTAAGCGAGTACGCCAAGATGAGCAGGGAGGAGCAAAGCAGTATCAAGGACGTGGGCGGTTTTGTCGGTGGCTACCTATCAGGTGGCACACGAAAGACCGCTAACGTGATGTGGCGAAGTATTGCCACGCTTGATATTGACTACGGTACACCCGACCTTTGGGATGAGTTCACGTTAAACTTTGACTTTGCGGCGATGATTTACAGCACACACAAGCACACGCCGGAAAACCCACGCTTTCGTTTGGTGTTCCCATTGAGCCGTCAGGTACGCCCAGATGAATACGAGCCGCTTTGCAGGATGATAGCAAGCAAACTTAATATTGAGGTGTTCGACGATACCACCTATCAGTTAGCGAGATTGTTTTATTATCCATCTACAAGCAGAGACGGCGAATATGTGTTTGAGTACCAAGACGGCAAGGCGTGCAACGTTGATGAATTTCTAAAGCAGTACCACGACTATAAAGATGTGGCACTATGGCCAGTATCGAGCCGAGAGGGTGACATCATCGTACACGAATTGAAAAAGGTAGGTGATCCGACCGAAAAGCCCGGCTTAATTGGTGCTTTTTGCCGTGCCTACTCAATAGAGGATGCAATCGACACGTTTCTACCTGATGTGTACGAGAAGACCGCCCACGATGGGCGATACACCTACATTAATGGTAGCGTGGCGGCAGGTTTGGTTTGCTATGAGGGTAAGTTTGCATACAGCAATCACGAAACAGACCCGGCGAGTAAGCAGCTTTGCAACGCTTTCGACCTTTGCCGAATACATTTATTTGGTGTGCAGGATGAGGGTACGAAGATAACAGATAACACACGTTTGCCGTCGTACCTGAAAATGCAGGATTTCGTAGCCAAGGACAAAAAAGTAAGAATCTTACTTACTAAGGAACGACAGGGCCAGGCCGATGATGATTTTGCCGACATCGAAGCAGAGGAAGCCGGAGACAGCGCAGTATCTGAAAACGCCGACAAGTGGATGGCTGAATTAGACTTTGACAAGAAAGGCAGCATCAAATCAACGGCAAGCAATATTATTGCTATTCTGGAGAACGACCCAAGGTTGAAAAACCATATATGGCAAAATCTGTTTAATGGGTTTAACTACATAACGGGTGGTTTGCCGTGGAACGCCGAGGCGACACAATGGGGTAATACTGATGATGCAAATCTAAGAATCTACTTAGATGAGAAGTACGGAGTGACTGGAAAAGACAAAATCAAAGATGCTTTAGTGGCAGTCGTCACACGTCACAGAGTACACCCAATACGTGATTACCTCAATAGTCTTAAATGGGACGGCGTGCCACGCTTAGACCGCCTAATTATTGATTACGTAGGTGCAGAAGATAATGAGCTAAACAGAGCCATGACACGTAAGCATTTTACGGCGGCAGTAGCAAGAGTGATGAACCCAGGGTGCAAGTATGATTATTGCCTGATTATCGCCGGAGCCGAGGGTATCGGTAAATCGACGCTTTTCAATGTGATGGGCGGCGATTGGTTTAGCGATAGTTTGGTAACGATGGAGGGTACAAAAGGCATGGAGCAAGCCCGGAACGGTTGGGTTATCGAGTTACCGGAGTTGGGCAGTATCAAGCGTTCAGACGTCGAGCAGGTGAAAGCCTACATAAGCCGTCAGAATGATATGTACCGCCCGGCGTATGGTAGTGTGATGGAATCCCACCCGAGGCAATGCGTTTTTTGCGGTACGACCAACGAAACATATTTCTTAAAGGGCGAGACCGGAAACCGCCGCTTTTGGGTAATTGAGGTTGATGCTAAGTACAGAAAGTACCCCGATTTCCGTGCGGCTTTGCAAGCCGATCGTAACCAGTTATGGGCAGAGGCCGTGCAACGATATAAGGACGGTGAGAAATTGGCTTTGTCGGATAGTCTGGAGGAAGCAGCCAAGAAACGACAGCAGCAATTTAACGACAATTGCGACGACCCATTACAGGGTTTAGTACAGGAGTTTTTGGATATGAAGCTACCGACCGACTGGAATACATGGGACTTAAACCGCCGCCGGGCATACATAAAGAACCCCGACCCATTAGACGAAACAGGTGTAGAAATACGTACCAAGGTGTGCGCCGCTGAATTTCTTTGCGAAATGATGGGCATCAACATTTCAGATAAAGGGTATAAGTACGAAGCACGTAGGGTTAATAAGGTATTGGACGATTTAGGTTGGCTAAAATTATCGTCTGCAAGATTTCCGATATATGGAACACAAAGGGCATTTAGCAGACCAGAAGAAGACGACGAAAGCGACCTATAAGGCAATGAAGACGTAAACAAAGAAAATGTAAACGAAGTTGTTTACAGGGCTATAAAGGCCGAAACGATAAAAAAAGGAAAAGTAAACAAAAACAATAGATAGTTTATTTGTTTACACCTTTGTTTACACTTTTGTTTACGTCTAAAGTGCTGAATATCAATATATAACTATATATGTAAACAATGTAAACAATAAAATATAGTATAAGTAGGATAGTAGTGTTATATATACTATATACCTATATAAACTATATATTTACCCACATACGTACACGTATATAGAAAAGTTGAAAATTGAATGTTTACAGGGCGAAAGTTGAAAATATGAAGAAGTTAGAAGCAATAACACGCCACGCCGAGGTATCGGAAAAGGCGATAGAAAAATATTTGGTGCAAGAGGTGAAAGCCATTGGCGGCCTTTGCCTCAAATACTCAAATGCAAACATGGTGGGTTATCCTGATAGAGTGGTATGCCTACATGGTGGTAAGGTTGTTTGGGTGGAGTTGAAAAGTAAAGGCAAGAAGCCAACGAAGATACAAACCATAAGACAAAATGAGTTGGTAAGCATGGGCCACGAAGTCTATACAATCGACAACAAACAGGCAATCGACGAATTAATTAAAGTTTGGAGGGCAGAGCAATGAAGTACAGACCATACGAATATCAGAAAACGGCAATGCAGTGGATATTAGACCACCCACGATGCGGTTTGTTTCTTGATATGGGTTTAGGTAAGACGGTATCGACCTTAACGGCAATACAACAGCTAATGGACGATTGCGAGGTTAGCCGTACTTTGGTGGTAGCACCGAAAAAGGTAGCCGAAACAACATGGACTACCGAGGCAGAAAAGTGGAATCATTTGCAAAGCCTGAAAGTGGCAAAGGTGATGGGCACAGAGAAAAAGCGTAATTTGGCATTGGCATCTAAAGCCGACATCTACGTTATCGGACGTGATAGCTTTGTTTGGTTAGTTGGTAAGTATGGCGGTCAGTTGCCATTTGATGTGTTGGTGATTGATGAGCTAACGAGTTTCAAATCTCCTAAGTCAAACCGATTTAAGGCAATGCGTACAGCCATACCAACGGTTAGTCGAGTTATCGGACTTACAGGAACGCCAGCACCTAACGGACTGATAGACCTATGGGCACAAATGTACTGTATAGACATGGGCGAACGTTTAGGCAAGAGCGTAACGAAGTATCGTGACACCTACTTTGATACCCACAAGCATAACGACATAGTAGTACGTTGTGACATCAAAAAGGGGTGTGAGGACATCATCAAAAACAAGATTTCTGATATTTGCCTATCAATGCAAGCAAAGGACTATTTGCAGTTGCCGGACATGATCACCCACGAAACCAAACTTACTTTGTCGTCAAAGGTGATGGAGGCATACAACAAATTTGAAAAAGAAAAGGTTTTGGAGTTTACCGAATTGCATACCGGGGAAAATGCCAATATCTTAGCGAATAGTGCCGCCGGGCTGATGAATAAGTTAAGCCAGTTCGCCAACGGTGCGATATACGATGAAGCCAAGGACGTACACGAAATACACGATGAGAAGTTGGATAAGTTAGCCGAGATCGTGGAAGCCGCAAACGGCAATCATGTGTTAGTCTTCTACCAGTTCAAGCATGATGTAACACGTATCACCAAGAAACTGAAAGGCTATACCGTCAAGTCATACGAGGGCGAAAAGGAGTTGAAAGAGTGGAACGACGGAAAGATAGACGTACTATTGGCCCACCCTATGAGCACGGCGTTTGGCTTGAATATGCAGCAAGGTGGGCACTATATCGTATGGTTTGGCACAGGTTGGAATCTGGAGTTATACCAACAAGCCAACGCACGATTACACCGACAGGGGCAGCAGTACCCAGTACAGGTGTATAAGTTGATTTGTGCCAACACCGTAGATGAGAGAGCCAACACGGCATTAAGTGGTAAGCAGGGCGTACAGCAATCTTTGTTGGACGGCCTCAACTATCTTGTAAAGAAGTATCACACAACAATAACCATCAAAGATGAATATTAGAGTATGGCAAAGGATAAAGATTACATAAGGCTGATACATACGGCCAAGTGGCTACGATTGAGACGTGACAAACTCAACGATACGCCACTATGCGAGAGGTGCGAGGAATTGGGCCGAGTGGCAGCCGCCACCGAGGTACACCACGTTATCCCGGTTGAGGATGGACTAACAAAGCAGGAAAAAGAACGCCTGATGTTTGATTACTTTAACCTCAAAGCCCTATGCCATGAGTGCCACGTTAAGGTACATACGGATATGGGCAGGTGTGGCAAAGTTCAAGCAAAGAACCGAGCCAAAGAGCACCTGAAAAGATTTGTGAATAAATTTTTGAAATGAGGTTGCAAGGTGAGACCCGGGGGCCTATTTTTTAAATGGGGTACACCCCCGGTTAAACCTCACCAACCCCCTTTTCCACACGTGAGCCGATTTTTGGGCCGTGGGGGATTTTGCCCAGATGCAAAGCCCCGGCATAGTTGGCACGATATAAAAACGCCCACGTGTGTAGGTTAATAATAAAAAGCAATATTTATGAAGTTTGGAAACCAAGATGGCACAGGCTTTGGATTTGGCAGCTTTGGAGCAGGTCAGACCCGAGCCCCACCCGATGAGGTGGAGCCGGAAGAAACCACAGCCGAGACAACCGCCCAGGCAAAGCGAGCGCACAGACGTACAAAGGAGTGTACCGAGTTATCGCAACGCTACGAGTACCGCCGGGCATTTAGTGAGGTCAAGTTATTGGAGGCAATGCAGTACGTCAAGCTGCAAGACCATACCACCTACAATTTTATCACCGCCGGGGACGTGGATAGCCTTAGTTACCTGAAAGTGGTGCTTAATCAGCATGATTTGGACTATTGTTTGTTATCTACATGGTGCATGGCGGCAGAGGATATTTTGCAGGTACGGCAATGGTACGAGCAAGGGCGCATTAAGAAACTTGATATGTATTTGGGCGAGATATTCCCGGGCAGCTATAAGATTGAGTGGCAGATGGTGCAAAAGTTCTATCAGGAACACCCAGAGGCAGGACGTGCCGCAGTATTCAAGAACCACAGCAAGATATACTCAGGGTGCAACTACGATGAGGGCTTTTATTTCGGCATACAGACAAGCGCAAACATTAACACTAACCCAAGAACGGAGCAGGGAAGTATAACAGTTGATAAGGGACTGTTTGAGTTTTACAAAGACTACTTCGACGGCATCCGCTCATTTGAAAAGTAACGCAGCATGGAAGAAAAGAAACAAAAGTTTTTGGAGGCTTTGGCGCAGGGCTACGGCATCATAGCCACAGCGTGCGAGGCGATAGGCATAGGGCGCAGTACTTATTACCGATGGTACAACGCCGACCCAGAGTTTAGGGAGAAAGTGGACGAGATCACCGAGACGCAGGTAGATTTTGTCGAAAGCAAGTTGATGCAGTCGATTAACGCCAACGACACAACGGCTATTATCTTCTACCTGAAGACCAAGGGCAAGAAACGAGGGTATAGCGACAAGGCGCAGCCAAAGACCGCCGACCCATTGCCAGTTAGCCAGACTTTGCCGGAGCCATCCACCGAGGAAGACAACAAGAAGATAGCCGCCAAGATTAAGAGCAAAAAAGCGTATATCGTGAAGTTGTTAAAAAAGCAAGGCAAATATACCGCCGAACTTACATACCAAGTGGATATTACGGCTAAGTTGTTGGTACGTGCCGACATTTTGGGCGATGAGATCATGGCAGACGGACACCAGGCCGTAAACGTGGAGTATAGCCGGGAGGGCAACGAACGCAAGACGATCGACCCGAAAGAAAAGCTATATATCGAGTTGTTGCAGCAGGGACAGAAAGCGTTAAGGGCTTTGGGTATGAACACCGAGAGCAAGGAACGAAAGAGCGACAACGATAGTTTTAACGACTTTATGGCAGCGATGCAGGAGGGCGACGAATGACAGAGGAAGAAAAAGAAAGATTTCGACAACTGAAAGCCGAGGTATCGGAGCAGTTGCAGCAGGGGCGCAGTATATACGCCGACCGCTACCGCCGTGCGCTTATTGAAACAGATAAGCGTATCGGCGATTATGTGTTTGGAGTGATAGACCACCCAGACGCACACAACCTGTATGAGATATTGGGAGTAAGACGCTTTTTGCAGATGCTTGATAAGTACGATTGGAAGCCCAAGCGAGTAAAGCGTTTTTTCAAGTTCTACGAGGCTTTGCGGTTTAGCGGCATCCGAGGGCGCACACGCTATAAGCTAACCCCGGTGCAAGCCTACCAGTTTGCCAATATCTACGGCTTTGCCCGAGACGATGGGCGCAGACTGATACGTACCGCCTACCTATTCGTGCCTCGAAAGTTCAGTAAAACGACATCGTGCGCAGCTTTGGCGGTTTATGATATGCTTTTCGGCGATAACAATGCCCAGGCATACGTGGGCGCAAATAGCTACGATCAGGCGAAAATCTGTTTTGATGAGATACGAAACATCATGTTTGATATTGACCCCAAGGAAAAGCACTTTAGGGTTAATCGTGAAAAGATTACTTTCAAAGACCGTGGGCGTGATAGCCTCATACAATGTTTGACCGCCAACGCCAAAACCAAAGATGGTTTGTTTGCCTCATTGGTGATAATGGACGAGTACGCACAGGCCCGGAACACGGCAGGCAAGAACGGCGCAGACCTCAAAAACGTATTGACAACATCAATGGGGCCAAGGCGTGAGCCGCTAACTATCATTATCACCACGGCAAGCGATGTGGTAGATGGCCCATTTGCCCACGAACTCGACGGAGTGATGGCAGTACTACGAGGTGAGGCGGAAAGCGACACCATGTTTGCATCCATATTCATGCCTGATGTGGACGATGAGGAGGATAGCCCGGAGACGTGGGCAAAGGTGCAGCCACATTTGGGTATCACGGTGCAACCGGACTACTACGAAAATGAGTATCAGACCGCCCAGTTATCAGCCGAAAATATGTTGGCTTTTCGCACGAAATTGCTTAATATTTTCACGATAAACGACGAAAAAACGTGGTTTACACACGAAAAGGCAAAAGAATTATTGGGCAATTTCTGTATAGATCAGGTGCAGGGCCGCCCAGATTGTGCCGTAGCGTTTGATTTGTCGGTGCATGATGATTTCAGCGCAGTATCTTATACCGTGTACCTATCGGGCAATAAGAAGTTTTACACGCATACTGATTACTATTTCCCGGAGGGAGCATTAAAAGGGCATCCCAATGAGCAGCTTTATAGG